GGCGGCTCAATCGCCAATGTAAATGTTGTTGCTGGAAATATTACTTCAGTGAACGCTTTTGGCGATCAGTACGAGGTTAGCGCCTCTGAACCTTCTAGCCCCAACGAGGGCTTGCTTTGGTTCGATACGTCTACTGATACGATGAAGGTCTACAACGGCAACTCGTTCCAGAACGCGGGTAGCTCTGTAAACGGTACAAGCTCACGCGGTTCTTTTACTGCAACGGCAGGTCAGACTTCGTTTGCAACAACAGGATTTGATAGCGGCTACCTTGATGTGTTTTTGAACGGCGTGAAGTTAATTGATGGTACTGACTTTACCGCTACAGACGGCACTAACTTTGTTCTTACTACTGGCGCTGCGCTTAACGACACACTGGATTACGTTGCTTACGGCACATTTAATCTTGCTGACGTCTATACAAAGACAGTTTCTGATGCTCGTTACTACACACAAACAGCTTCTGATGCTCGTTACTTGCAGCAAACACAGACAGATGCTTTGTACCTACCGCTTACAGGCGGCACGATTTCCACGGACCTTATTGTAACTGGCAATCTTACAGTCAACGGAACGCAGACCATTGTTAACAGCACAACGCTCGATGTGGCTGACCTCAACATAACCATTGCTAACGGAGCGGCTGACGCAGCTGCGGCTAACGGTGCTGGCCTTACTGTTGATGGGGCTGCGGCAACCATTCTGTATCAGGCCACTGGCGACAAGTGGGCCTTTAATAAGCCAATCAGCTTGGGAACGTGGACTGTCACCGAAAGCGGTGGGTCTTTGTACTTCTCAGCGGGTGGCGTGAACAAGATGAAATTAGATGCAAGCGGCAACCTCGATGTAGCTGGCAGCGTCAATACTAACGCAACAATCACCTAGTAAAGGATACGAAGATGGCGATTAAAGTAGGCGGCACAACCGTCATAGATGATAGCAGGGCGCTAACCAATATTGCTTCTGTAGATGCGACTACTGTAGCTGCGCTGGGTACGGCTGGTGTTGGTGGCGGTGGTGGCTCCACTAGGGATTTTGTTGCAAGTGGCACCATACCTAATGGTGATGTTGTAAGGCTAAATTCAAATGGCACAGTGTCTGTTACTCAAGGCGTTGACAGTATTGGTGAGCCTCAAGAAGTAACTGGATTAGGCAATAGTGGCATACAACGCAGAAATGCTGTTTTTGACAGTACGACAAGCCAAATTATAGTTACATATAAAGACCCAGATGTTGGTGGTGGGCAGGGGCAGTACATAGTTGGAAAAGTTACGGGCCAATCAATTGCTTGGAGTCCCCCTATAACTTATGCTGGTCTTGTTATCTACGATAACTTTGTTGAGTTTGGCCCAGCTGGGACAGTTTTATTTTATGTCGTTCACGGTTCTGGTACTGTTATTTATATATACGCAATAAACTCAAATCAGACTTTAGCATATAAGCATTCTATTGGTGTTACAGCTACTGGTATTGACCCTACTCATGGTAGAGCCGAACTGGCTTATAATACTACAGACCGTTATGCTTATTGTTTTTTTACCGACACTAATAGTACCCGTGTTCACTCGATAAGTGTTGGTGCTTCACCAAATTATACACTGAGCCAAAGTGCTGCGGCTTATATGCCAGTGTATAATCGGGGTGCATACACGACTAATCTTAGAGTTACTTATGACCCTACGGCAAATAAAGCCTATGCAACTTGGTATGACTCTAATGATATAGGTCAGCATATAGTTAATGTAACAGCGGGAACAGGCGCTTCGGCAGGGCAAGGTATATCTTGTGGAACGGATTTAATTTATGCAGCCACAAGTGGCATAAACACTCATGACGTTATTTACAGCGGAGCAGCACAAAAAACTTTTCTTATTTATAGGGCGACAGGCAATGCTTTACTGTTAAAGACTGTGACCAGTAGCGGAGGGACTACAAACTTATCTTCTTCATCTACTATAGATTCTGGAAGTACTAGCTCCGGTAATGCTATTGGTTACTCTTTCCAATTAGACACTGATTACAACTCTTCAACAGGAGAGGTAATTTTATCGTCCAGAAATCCCCAAGCAAACAATTACGGTTACTCATGGACAATAGGTTGGAGTTCAAATTCTCCTGTTATTTCATCTCCTTTTAATTGGCTGGCTGACAACGTTAGGGATTATCAAAAAATTACGGTAGGTCCGGGCGATTCAGTAATCCATGTGTATATGTCCTTAGACAGCAATTGGAAGTTGTTCGGAACTGTCCATGATCAAGCAGCTATTACGTCAGCATATGGTATTGCAAATGCTTCCGTTACTAACGGTCAAACCGTAGAGGTTATAAGTTTAGGCTCAATAGTTGATAATCAATCCGGCCTCACTATCGGTGCTAAATATTATTACAATGCGGATGGGGCGATTAGCACCGCCGGATCGCAAGAAGTAGGCGTTGCTGTAAGTGCCACAGAACTTTTAATTACAGGAGTAGTTGCATGACCAAAGCAAGAGACTTAGCAAACCTAATCGCAGCGGGTAATCCACTGGCTGATGGGGCTATTAGTGTTGCAGAGATTAGTGACCTCACTGCATCTGCGGCTGAACTAAACAACGTGGCTGGCATTAACTCTTCTGTGCAAACACAGCTTGATGCAAAGGCGTCATCTACAGCACTGACCGCAGCAATCAATGGCCTTGGCACAGCGTCAGCCTTAGACGTTGGTACAGGGGCTAACCAAGTCGTTCAACTCGATGGGTCAGGACAGCTACCCGCACTGAACGCATCTAACTTAACTGGCATTGACGGTGTTTCAGCCGCATCCCTTCTTAAATATGGAGCTTTATAATGGCTGATACATTAGCAGAAATCTATCGTGACACTCTGACTGAGAGTGACTTTAACAGTAGCGGTGAGGCTACGATTGTTACTACGGACTCAAGCACATCTCATGTGATTAAATCTATCCAAGCGGAAGAAGTAGATGATGAGCTTTTGCTTCAAGGCTCTTTGGATGTTAATGGGTTTACTATTGTTGGACTAACAGCAAACTCTAGTGGTACTGAAATCGTTGCGCCAAGCTCAACAGTTAAAGTTAAAACTAACAGTATTCCGTTTACTTATCTTGATAATAGATTTTACGTTCAAACCTCTGGAACAAATCTTAAATCTTACGTCGATGCTAAAATAAACGATGTCTTAGTTTCGGCTGGGTTAATTGACACTACAAATAGCTTACCTACCTCTATGACCGCTACGGCTACTCATAAACAAATTGTGCCGTTTCTAGGCCCAAACAATAACACTGTAATGACACTTCATGACCTTAACAGTGTTACTAGCGTGTACCTTTATAATAGTGCAGGAACGGAAATACATAGCAACGCCACAAACTATAATACAAAATGGTTTGATGGAAAAAGATACGTTTACTACATAGGTACAAGCAACAATAACATCTACAAAATAGACACTTGGGCGAGTTCAAATTTTGAATCATTAATATATACTGGAAACTTTCCAAGTGGTCTTACCACTTATCAAAGAATGTTTGGTATTGAAGGTGAATGGTTATTCTTTTGGCCCGACCAAAGTGGTGCTAAGGGTTTTGCGTACAATTTACAAACAGATACGCTCCAAGACCTTACTGGCAATAACGTAGACAACGCCTTTTCAAATATGCACCAGCAATACTACGCAGTTAAAACAACTGATGGTATTAAAATTGTTGTTACTGATGATAACGAATGGAGATGCTGGACATGGGATGGGTCTTTAATATTTGACGGTAATACGCAATCGGCTGGTCGAGTTAGCACTACTTTATCTGGGAATACTGAACGACCTTCCAATAGCAATTCGGCTCATAAAGTCGCATTAGGCAGTAGGCTTTACTACATAAATAATAATAACAATCTTGCTTATTTTGAGTTTGAAGGCACGCCTGCGTTTGGCGCACAGCTAACAACAAGTAATAGTTTTGCGATTGCCAACGCTAGTTATAAGCACTTGTCCTATAGTGAGATAACACCAACCGCTTCTGAAATATCGGATAGAAATATATCAACAAACATTGGTGTAAAACTTCGCATCACTGGCGTGACATCAACATAGGGAGATTGATATGGGACTTACTTTAAATTCAAACTCTCTAACTTTAGAGGCGGCTGGCGGCGGCGGCGGTGTCGCTGCCTCTGGTCTCACTACAGCGCAAGTAAACACGCTAATCGAAAACAAATCAGACTACGAGTTCATTAAGACGCTTGAGCTTACGGATACTGTTAGCACTTGGCTTATTACTGAAGGCATCGACAACGATAAATACGGTGGGTACAAATATGTGTTTGAGTCATTAAGACCTAACAGCAGTGGGATGTATCGCTTTCGCCTGAAGGACGAAAACCTCTCAACATTCAACCTTACTGGCATAGCTCACCACACCAACACAAGTTACGCCTATATTTACACCAGCAACACTCCTATCTTTCATTTGTACGGCAGCACACAAGGTCTAACTAACGGCAGCAGAATGTTTATGGAGGTTGAAATCACTTACAACGAACTTTACGTCCAAGGATTTGCCAAGTCAGCAATGGCCTACCCCGCTGGTTACTGGCAGCATGACGCTAAAGGCAGTTTTATTTCACATAATAACGCTACGTTTGGAGGCATTGAGTTGCCTGATAGTTACAGAAGTGGAACCGTTAAAATCTACGGACGCCGAGAAAGGAGTGCTTAGTAATGGCCTTAATGCAAATCAATAATATTACTCATGAAATGTCTGCTGAAGACGAAGCACAACTAGCGGCTGACCAACAAGCTGCACTAGATGACATGTTGCCGTCCTATAACAGGCAAATACGCAATCAGTTACTCAGTGACAGCGATTGGACACAGATGCCAGACAGCCCGTTAACGGATGAAGCGAAGGCTTTGTGGG